ACAATGATGCACTAACATGTCATATGATTATATACATTCACTAGGCATCACAACACACATCATCATCATCATGATAATATCCCACACATTGACATCACATCATCATCATTGGTGGACACATCAACACATGTCGATTTTGTGCAGATAAATGGGAGCTACAACGGAAACCCCCGCCAATGCTAGAAAACTACGATTTTGCTACAACGAGCTACAACGCTTAAAAATTTTGTAGCTCACGGAATCGCCTATTCTCATTGACATTTTTTGCTTATTACTACATTACTACAATACAAATACATTTATATATATATAAGAATATGTAACAGATTATATATGTATATAATGTATTCCATATATATATTTCTTATAGGGTATAAATGTGTGTAGCTCGTGTAGTTTTGTAGTAATCCAATGAGAATGGGCGTTCTGTGGGAACACCCCTTGTTGCTCGAGCTACAAAGGGGGGTAAAAACGCAACAGATTATATACATGTATTATATAATTGTTGCGTAAATATGGAATAGATTATATACATGTATAACATATTCCAATGGAATAGATTATATAAATGTTTGTATAATGTATTGCGGATATTTGGAACATGTTATATATATATTTATATAATGTATTGCAAAAAATGGAATAAATTATATACATGTATTATATAATGATTGCGGGGTCTTGGAATAAATTATATAAAAAAAATAAAAAATATTTCAGTATTTTATTGTTTTTTCGATAAATAGCTGTATCTTAGCAATGTCAATAAGACGAAAACATACATTTAAAAGGCAAAAAGACATGGCAAAATTAACACAATCACAATTCGACAAAGTTGTTCTATTATTAACGGAACAATTCAACGGCAAGACACTTGCGTTCGGTTCAAAATTCGGGTACAACGCACACGAAATCATTTCATGTGATATGGAGTTTATTAAACAAAGGCAAATACATTATCCTGACATGAACACGACAAAATTGATGACCCCGAATAAACGATTTCGAAAATCATTCGTTGGGTTGGACATCATTCAAAACATTCCGACGGCTTACACGGAATACTATTCATTCAAGAAAATAAATATCCAACGATTGAAAACACAATATTCAAATGGCGTGGACGCGGTTCATGTTGCATTAAATAACCTTTAAAACAAACTATCATGGGAAACATGTCATATTGCAGGTTTCAAAACACTCTATCCGACTTAGAGGACTGCGCAGATGTATTAAACAATCAACAATTAACGGACACGGATGAACACGATGAATTGTTGTCGCGCGACGAATTTAATGCTGCGATTGAATTAATCGAAAAATGTCGGATGATTGCGGAACAATTCGAGGACGTTGATTTGGATGATGAACGAATGGAATTTGAACAATTAAAAAACGAGGAATAAAATGACACAAGAAGAAAAGCAATTAATAGTGAACGCAGTTAAAACCTGCCCCGAATCAGCTCGGACAATAAAAGATAAATTAATTATTGAATTGTTTGAAGAAGTTGAAGAACTAAAAAAAGCCATTGAAATACTTGAAGAAGGTTTTTTAATTTTAGATGAACTTAATAGATAACGGTAACGGCTATATTGTCGTTGCGGAATTTGAAAACTGAATTATGGAATTAAAACAAAGAATAATAAGGAATCTTGAATGGGCAAATAAACGCTTAAAACTACAAGGTAAGGAACTTGATGAAACGCAATTAGAGATAATTGAATTTTGTTTATTACACGATTTGCAGCAATGCAATATAGCCAATGTTGTAGGGCAAAGCGAACAGTTGCCCGACACTTGCGTATCTGAACGCTCTAAGATTGGATGCTTAATGAATCGTGATTGTAAAGAATGTAGTTAAAGGCAATTGCATACAACGCTAGGTGTATGGGTAGATTTTGCGAACTTAAAAAACTGAATAATGAGTAAAGAAGTAGAAATAACAATAAGTGAAATGCAGTTAAACGGAACTACTGCAATAAGAATAATGAAATGTTTAAAAGAACATGAACCTGAAATATGGCAAGAACTTAAAAAAACACTAAAGCAAAAATTACCTATACATGATGTTAGCAAAACAAAGTGACCGTTTTAATGGTTGCTAACAGGGGGATAAAGAACACTCACATATAAGATATTTGTATATTTAAGGCATGGAAAACAAAAAAAGATTAGTATTCCATCGTAATAAAATGCTGTTTATTGATTGGATAGAGATGCTTAACATAAACGAACGCATGGAGAATAACCTTAAACATACAAGCAAATACAGCGTATTACTAGACAGGCCGTTTATTGTAGTAAGGCCCGAAAAGCTGGATACTGATAAAAATATAGTACCATGCTTTAAAAGGAACATACTAGGGAGATACAATATATATTTCGATGGACCAGAAGAAGCGAAAAAAGAGTTAATTTTAAGGAACTAATTGAGTCTCTAGCGTGTGCAAAAAGAGACAAAGATAAATACATAAAAACAATGACTAACCAAAACAGAACCGAACATCATAAAAAATCAATAATTAAAGCGTTAGAAAAATCGCTTGGAGTTGTTACGGTAGCGTGCAAAAGCACAGGGATAGGCAGGACTCAATTCTATGAGTGGCTAAAACATGATGAAGAGTTTGCTGAGGCGGTTAATGAATTGAGCAATGTAGCCTTAGACTTTGCCGAAAGTTCACTACACAAGCAAATACAAGAGGGTATACCTTCATCAACTATATTCTACTTAAAAACAAAAGGTAAGCATAGAGGCTATATAGAAAAAAGCGAACTAGACGTTACGTCTAATGGGGATTCAATAATACCTATCCAATGGGTAAAGAATGATACAGATAAGTGAGGCTTATAAGCCGTTATACACATCAACAAAGAGGTATTTTTTAATCACAGGGGGTAGGGGTTCGCTCAAGTCTACCAGTATACATGACTTTATATCTAGGCTAACATACGAAAAAGGTCACGGCATATTGTTTCTTAGGTACACAATGACAAGCGCGGAAAAGTCTATCATACCAGAATTTAAAGAAGCTATACAGCGTAATAATTCACATGATGTATTTCAGTTCAAAGGCGATAGAGTCATAAACAAAATAACAGGATCATTTATTCTATTCGCAGGTGTTAAAACAAGCTCAGGAAACCAGACAGCAACGCTTAAATCTATTCCTGGCCTTACGACGATGGTAATAGATGAAGGGGAGGAGTTCACGGACGAGAAAACCTTCGACACTATAGACGATTCTATACGTAGCAACGATGCTAAGAACAGAATTATATGGATCACAAACGCCACAACGCCAGAGCATTTTATTTATAAGAGATGGATACTGCCAAACAATAAACAAAAAAGGGTTGAGGGTTACGATGTCACAGTAAGCAACCACCCAGATGTTGAGCACATACACACGACATACCATTTAGCAGAAAGGATGGATTATTTGCCTAAGAGTTGGATTGATAAGGCGAATAAGTCTAAGATAGAAAACCCTAAGCACTACTACCATAACTATATTGGTGGATGGCTAGAAAAGGCCGATGGGGTTATATTGCCTAATTGGAGAGAGGGCGTATTTGATGAGTCTTTGCCTTATGTTCACGGGCTTGACTTTGGGTTTAACCCTGACCCATGCGGATTAATAAAAATAGCTGTTGACAAAAAAAACAAACTAATATATCTACAAGAAAAGGCGTATCTCCTCAACCTTGGAACAGAGGACATAGCTAGGGTTATAGAGTCTAATGTAGAAAAGAATGGGTTGATAATAGCAGATAGCGCAAGCAAACTAACAATACATGATTTAAGACTCAAAGAATTAAACGTGCAGCCATCCGAAAAAGGGGCGGGGAGTATAGTTAGTGGGCTTAAAAGTATGATGGATTATACCATAATCGTTTGTGGAGATAGTCCTAACCTAAAGACAGAATTAAATAATTATATATGGAACGACAAAAAAGCAGGTATACCAATTGACAAATTTAATCACCTAATTGATCCAGCTAGATATGGATTTAAACAACTAACAACCGAGGCGGGTATGTTTTAAAATTGTCTTATAAAAAATAACTAACTTTGACAAAAATAAATAAATGAGTAATTGGCTTAAAGAAAAAGCATTCCAAGTCATAACGGGAATGAAGCACCAAGATTTTAGGACACTCACTACATTACAGCATAACGATTTAGTAAACGGTAATTTAACTACTTTAGGTTATGGAGATTCTGCTGGACAATCCACCGATAATAAATTACTTAATGAGGGGTACGAAAAAAACGCGCAAGCATATTCAATCATAAGAAAAATAAGCGAGGCGGGTTCAGATATACCTTGGAAACCACAGGAAATAAACAATAAAGGGGAGGCGATAGATATAACTGAGGGTAAGTTTTATGATTTTGTCATGCAGCCAAACCCAGACCAAACGCAAAAAGACCTTAAGGAAAACTCATTTACCAACTTTCTTACAACGGGTGACTTATTTTGGAGCATACCAGAGATAATAGGATTTAAAGGGCCGAGGGAATTAAACACACTACCAAGCCAATTGATAGAAATACTCACAGACAGAAACGCCACACTAATACCAACGGGTTATCAGTTCGAGTTAAACCAATTCAAAGAAAGGTACACAACGGAGGAGATAATACATTTAAAATATATAAACCCTAGCACAAAAGGTATTGAATCGTTAAGGGGTCTAAGTCCATTGGCTGCAGCATGGCTTGTATTGTCAGGAGACAATCAAAGAGCAGAAGCACAAGAGAGCATGATGAAAAACGGAGGAGCTAAAGGTTTTTTTACTAACGAGTCGGACCAGATAATGAGCAATGAGGACAGGGACATACAGCAAGGCTTATTAGACAGAATGTTGGGAGGGGCTAAGAATTACAACAGGGTATTGGTAGGAAAATCAAAGGGTAAGTTTCACCAATTAGGTATGTCTTCAAACGATTTAAAAATATTAGACACAGGTATTCATAATTTAAGGGCTTTGTGTAATGTGTATGGCGCACCATCTGAGTTATTTAATGATCCTGCAAATAAAATAAGCTCTAACCAAAAAGTAGGACGTAAGTTATTTTATGAAAATGCGGTGCTTCCAGTAGATAGGAGGCTATTATCAACTTATAATACTGGTGTAGTTAGGGGGTGGAGTGAACAGGATGGAAAAGAATATAAGGTAGTTCAAGACCTTTCTAGCATAGGCGCATTACAGGAAGACGCAAACGAAAAAGCAGCAAGGGCCGAAAAAGTAACAAATAGCATAATAAAGGTAGTTGCTCAGATGAACCAAGGATTAAGCCCAGAGGCAGCAGCTACGATTATCTCCCACACTCAAGGCATATCTGAGGACGATGCTAAGAATTTTGTAATTTTGAGAAACAAAACAGAAGGAAATGAACAAGAACTTTAAAAGCTGCGGACTAGAATTAAAAGACTTAGATGACTCTAAAGGGATCGTCTCTTTTTATTTTTCATCATTTGGGAATAAAGATAGTGATGGAGATATATTACAAAAAGGAGCATTTACTAAGTCGATCAAAGAGAACCTATCCCGTATTAAACACTTCAAGAATCATGATCCTAAGTTAGCTGTAGGCAAGATATTAGAATTAGGCGAAGACGAAAAGGGAGCCTTTGCGGTGTCCCAAATGTCTAAGTCTACCCTAGGTAAAGACACGTTAATTGAATACAAGGAGGGTATTATATCGGAACATTCACACGGATTTCAAACTATTAACGAGTCATTCAGCAAGGATAGGGACGCGAATATAATTACAGAGGTTAAATTGTGGGAAGTTTCCAGCCTGACGCATTGGGGAGCTAACTCACAAACCCCTGTGACGGGTATAAAAAGCCTTGAAGATGTAGGCAAGATATTCAAGAGCCTTGAAAAATTACTAAAGAACTCCGATATATCGGATGAAAGGGGCCTAGAGCTTCAAAAATCTTACGACCAATTAGGTATTTTAATTAAATCACTTGGTAAGCCGTCCGAGTCGGACACTTCAAAAGCCGACATATTAAAACGTGAGGATGATAAAGTTAAATTTTTAAAAGCCCTAATAACAGGGAAAAACTAATATTAAAACGATGAAAAATATTTGGATTAAGGATGACGGTTCATTTAATAAGCTGTCAGAAAATGAGGTAGCTAGCCTTAAAAACGTTGAGGACTTATCAGCGTATCATATAGCAAAAGGAAGCCATGAGACTGCGGAGTTACGTAAGGAAATGGAAGGCAAAGTAGGTACGGAGGCAATCAAGGCCCTTGAAGAACAATTTGGCGAGCTTAGTAGAAAGCACGTTGAAAAACTAGAGGAGTCAGTATTGGAACAAGGTAAAGAGATGGCTAATTTGAGAAAATCAAATGCTATTGAGTCTGCACCTAAAAACTTCGACCAAGAGTTAAGAGCTGTTTGGGCTAAGTCTAAGGATTCTATAGCTAACTTTATGTCTGAAAAGGGAGATAAGTTTGCTTTGAACTTAAAGACAGAAGTAACTAGAGCGTCTGTAGCTGACAATACGATGGCTTCGGATGTAGCTGGATTAGCTCACATTCCAAGAAGGAATAACGCTGTAAGTGATTTGTTTAACCAAGCTACTTTAGGTCCAAATTCAAACGGGACTATTAGGTACTGGCAAGAAGCGGCACAAACGGATAACGCTGCTCCTGTTGCTGAGAGTGCTGTAATTCCTGAGTCTGCTATTACGTGGGAAGAAATATTATTGCCACTTAGAAAAATTGGTGATTCTATGCGCGTAACAAGAGAAGCCTTAGAGGATGTATCTTTTATTTCTGCTGAGATAAGAAACTTCTCATTGAAAAATGTTGAGCTTCAATTAGATGAACAAGCGTTACTTGGTGATGGTACTGGTCAAAACTTTAGCGGTGTTGATTTGGTAGCTCCTAATTATGCTGCGGGTGGATTTGCTGGACTGTTTGGAACGGCTGCAACTATATACGATGTGATTTCTACAGGTATTGTACAGATCGCAAACGCAGGACAAAACAGTGTATTTGTTCCTAATGCTATCGTTATGAATCCTACAGATGCTGAGTTGATGAGGTTGTCAAAAGATGCTGATAACAATTACATCATGCCAACATGGTTAAGTACTGACGGGATGAGTGTTAAAGGTGTTCGGATTATCGAATCACAATTAGTACCAGCGAATCAAGCATATATCGGCGACTTTACTTTTGGTACAATGTGGGGAGCAGGAACGACTACTTTAGACGTAGCTACTCAACATACAACGTTTGAAAGTAACAGTTAGAAAGCAATTAGTAATTAGAACGGCTCACGCTGGTGCATTTTTGCACATACCTTCTATTACTGCTGCTCAAACTGCTTTGAACGCGTAATTAATACCATTAGCAAGGGGTTAAACTCCCTTGCTTTTTTAAAATTTTACTATTATGAAAATTGAAATAATAAAAGACCACGACTCAGGATTAAAAAAGGGACAAGTAAAAGAAGTTTCAACGGGTATTGGCAAGAGCTTAATCACCGAGGGCCTAGCTAAAGAGGTCAAAGCTGATAAAGCACCAAAGAAAGACAAGGCTAAGAAAGCCGAGTTAAAAAACAAAGCTAAATAATAAATGAGTCGCTTTGTAACTACCGAAGACTTCGAGAGTGGCGAGTTTCTTATAAGTAATAAGAGCGACACTACACACCTGCAAGCTATTATTGACAGGGTAGAGGTTGAGGCGTTACAAGATTTATTAGGAAAAACCCTTTACGATTTATTTATAGCAGATTTAAACACTACACCAAGCCCACAGATACCACAGGATGCCAGATTTACGGCTATATATGATCCTATTTATGAAGATGAGACTATAAGGATAAGGTCTGAGGGGTTTATAGCTATGCTTAAAATGCTTATTTGGTTCGAGTTTGTAAAAACAACATGGAAAGAGAATACACCAGTAGGGATAGTCTCAAATGCATCTGAGAACAGTAAGCAGTTAAGGCCGTCCCAAGCAGGAATAGAAGGAACTTACAATAGAGGTATTAAGAGTTTCCATGCTGTGTTGGATTACATAATAATCAATTCATCGACGTATCCAGAATACGAAGGCAAAGGAAAGGCCCGTAATTTTATATCATGGCTGTAACTACACGGGACACGGTAGATATTATAAGGGATATTGTTGCTTCAATGACTCCCAATATAACTATTGATGAGGCTACCGATAACCTAGACGGGACATACACATTAAAAACAAGTAATACTTATTGGTTGAGACCAGTAAAAGTTGTATTAATAGGTAGTAAAAAATATCAAATAGTATCATTCGTTATAAATGAATCTATAACAATCAAAGATGTAACAACGGGCGCGGGGATACCTGTTGTGACTTCATTCCCTTTACCTGCTCCTAATTTCTTCCACGGTGCAACGGTTCCCGCTTCGGATCAGCAATCAAAAGAAAAGAGCGCAGCCTTGAAGACTCCTTTTATATGGTTGTATGAAAGGTTAGACGAGAAACCGATACTAGACGTGTTCTCAAGATGGGGTAGAGAATCTAATCCTAGACTTTTCTTTATGGATGAGGCAGACTCTAAGAACCAGTACGCGCCAGATCAAAAATTTTCCGTTACCGATCCAATGAGGCAAATGGTTGAATTGTTAATAGATGTAATAAACAGCGAGCCATCTCTTTACAAAGAGATAGAAGATTATAACAGTACAGCAATAGCAAATTGGGGTCAATTCACAACAGATAAAGGCAACGCGGATAGATTCTTTTCACAAGATTTAAGCGGTCAATTATTGAATTTGGAATTAACCACAACAAAACAGGCTTGCAGTAAAGAGGCTTTAATACTTTCGGGGTGTAGTTTGTCTGTAGATGTTGCTGTATGTCCTGTTACTACTATAGGCGGTTCAGATGGAACAGCGGAGGCATTCCCATGTGGCAATACTGATAGTGTCACTTATGAATGGAATGATCCATTGTCACAAACAACTAAAAAAGCGGTGGGATTATCACAAGGCAATTACCAAGTGATAGCAACCGACACGGGCGTATCTGGATGTACTACTATTGGTTCTGGTGTCGTGGAAGGGCCAGGAGCACCCCCTTCATGTAATTTGTTAATAACAGATATGGAGTCAACTAGGCCGTCTATATTTGGTGCTAGTGATGGGACTGCAACAGCTACCATAACTGGCGGGTCTGGTCCTTTGTCTTATTTTTGGAGTAATGGAGAAACTACTAACCCTGCAACTGGGTTAACTTCTGGATTGGTCTCTTTGTCTGTATTAGACACTTTGGCGGGGTCTTGTCATAAAACGGACTGTGTTATAGTAGATATAGGTATGGCTTATAGTTTTTACACTAAAGAAAGCGGGAGTACTACGTTTAGTCATACAGGTGATGGGACTGCAATATGGACTGATGGAGTAGAAACACTTATTGGTGATAGTGTAACGTTTAATTTTTCAGACAGCACAGAAAAAAAAGTAACAGTATACGGAGACCCTTCTTTAATTACTGCTTTGTCTGCTCTTTATTTTTATGGAGGCAAGATTACTAACGATATGGACATATCTAACCTTGTAAACTTAACAGGGTATTTGTATTTATATAATAATGACGATACTAATTTTAATGTTAATTTCCCAACTACATCTAGTCTTATCACAAGGGTAAAAATAAATGGTTGTGTAGAATTAACGAGTATTGATATTAGCGGAATTACAAGCTCCGCATTAACTTATATAGGTATCGACTCTAACCCTAAATTAACAAGTTTTACGGGTGGTGTTTCTAGTGGTCCAATAACTTCTTTTTTAGCAAACTTTAATACAATACAAACAGAATTAGATATATCTGGATATACGGGATTATCTAACACTATCAGGTTTGAAAACACCAGTATAGAAACCTTAACATTACCTGTAACTAGTGGTGCTTTTACTTTAATATATGGCAATAGTGCTAATTTAAGCTCTGGCGATTTCTCTAATTTGGGTAATATTTCTGGGGATTTTAGGGTATATAATAATACTAATTGCTCTAGTTGGACATTCCCTAGCTCGACAGGTTCTTTTAGTAGATTCGATATAAAAAATTGCGATTCTGGGTACGTTGATTTAACCGTTTTTTCTGGGATGATGTCTGAGAATGGAAGCGGTATATATGTTAATGATATGAGTTTGACAACAGCCGAAGTTAACAGGATGCTAGTTGAGGCGTATGCTCATGTATCAAGCGAGGGCGCGGGGGGTGACTATACAGGCAGGGTATATGCGATACAAAGCAATTCAGCACCAGATGGATCAAGTGGGGGGTATGATGGAGACCAAGCAGTAATTGATTTAGTAGCGAAAGGGGTAACAGTAACAACGGATTAAA